TTGTTATTGCGGTGCTTTATATAAACTTTTAGTTATGCAAAAGGATTGGAAAGAAGTAATCTGTACTTCATGTGGTTTAGTTAACGACTACACAATAACAGAAAAATCAAATCAAAGAGTATGTACTTGTAATGGTTGTGGTAGGTTCTTGGGAAATAAACCTAAAGATACCTACGATGTTACTCAAATACGTATGCCATTTGGTAAATATCGTGGAGAAGTAATACACACTGTTAACGATTTACCTTATTTTAGATGGATATTAGACCAAAGCGAAATGAGGTTGAGTAATGGAGTTGAAGCTGCTATTAAGTTTAAATTAAATATTAAATAAATAGTTGTTTATTAAAAATAAATACTATATTTGTACTTTAATATTTACTGATAGCGACATGAAAATAATCAATTATTCTTAACATAAAATTCCTAGCCTTGTGCTTTGCGTATATTCCTTTGTCGCTATTGGTTACGCATTGCACATGGTAAGGAATAAAATCCAGTAGCGAAATGGCAATATTTAGAAAAATACACACATCTTTTTGGAGTGATAGTTTTACAAGTGAATTAGATAAGGATAAAAAACTATTTTATTTATATCTTTTAACAAACGAAAGAACTCGACAATGCGGTGTTTATGAAATTACAAAAAGACAAATTTCTTTTGATTTAGGATGTAGTATTGATACTGTATCTAAACTGTTAGATTACTTTATAAAAAAAAGTAAAATAAAATATAACGAATCAACAAATGAATTAGCAATAGGAAATTGGCTAAAATATAATGGAAGTACATCTCCTAAAGTTAAAAGCTGCATTGATAAAGAGTTTAAGCTAGTTAAAGATACTGTATTGATAGAGTATGTAAACAGTATGGATACACATCCGCAAGAAGAAGAAGAAGAAGAAGAAGAACAAGAACAAGAAAAAGAACAAGAAAATTTACCAACATCAAATGTTGGTTCTAATGAAAAATCTCTTTATACTCTTTTTGTTGAAGCTTGGTTTGATTCATGGAATGATTATGTATTTTCTAAAGTTGATGGAGCGAAAATAAAAAACATCATTAAACAACTTCAAACTTTTAGTAAGAAAAACAATGTAACTACAACTGATGAAGATTTATTAAATTATTGGAAAATAATAATTGAGCGAATGCCTCCATTTTATAAAGGAAAAGATTTAAAAACAGTTGATAGTAAATTGAATGAAATTATAAATGAACTTAAAAATAATAAAAATGGAATTAAGAAACAAAGTAAATACGCAAATTGAATTATCAAAAGAAAAAAAAGAAGAGTATTGTAAGGCTGTTTGGAAAATAAACATGATGCTTTCTTATCCAATGACTGATGGAATGATTGAATCAATAGTTTCTAATATTTTAAGGTTAAGACCTGAAACAACAATTAATGATTTGAATAATGTAATTGATGACTTTCTAACAAACAAAAGAGAATATATTGCATCAAAAGGAATTTCAAATATATTTAGAGAATTAGAAAAATTAAATGAATCAAAAAAAGATATTCCACCTTTTGAATTTGATTTTGAAAAGCATGGTGGAGATATGAGGTTGTTTGAACAATTAAAAAAAGAGCATGAACTTAAATACAGTTAAATACACGTTTGAACTAATAAAGCCTAATCAATTAATTGAAGTTAGGATAATAGGTTCTAAAACTTATTCAGGATATTTCAGAGATGTTGATGTTCTTATTTCAGAATTAGAAAAGTTTGGAAATGATAATGTTTACTTTGTCTTAAATGAAATTAACGAGGCTTGTTATTCTCGTGAGCAAAAAGATAAATTTTATGAAAAACCAAAAAACACTACAAGTGATAATGATATTGTTAGCCGCAAATGGTTGTTGATTGATATTGATACAAAAAGAGCAACAGGAGTAGGAGCAACTGATGAAGAAAAAAACAAGTCTAAAATAGTTGCTAACAAAGTTTACAAGTACTTGCGTGATGTTGGTTTTTGTGAGCCGATATGTACTGATTCAGGAAATGGATTTCATTTACTTTATAATATTAATTTACCTAATGACAATGAATCTAAAGAGTTATGTAGTAATTTTTTAAAGGTATTGGATTTATATTTTTCTGATAACTTTGCTGAAATTGATAAATCAGTATTTAATGCTTCGAGAATTACCAAGTTATACGGTACTTATGCGAGAAAAGGAAAATCAACAAATGACAGACCACATAGAGAATCAAAAATAATAAAAGTACCTAATGAAATAAAGACAACTCCAAAAGAATTAATTAAACGTGTTGCTGATAATTTACCAAAAAAAGAAACTCCAAAATTTCAAAATAATTATGGTCGTGATGAATTTGATTTAGATAGTTTTATTAACAAGCACAATATTAGAGTAACTTCAACTCAAAATTATGGAGATGGAATAAAGTACTTTTTAGATGCTTGTTTTTTTGATGAATCACATAAAGGCAAAGATGCTTGTTTATTTAAAATGTCAAGTGGTGCAATAGGTTATAAATGCTTTCACAACTCTTGTTCAGATAAGAAGTGGCAAGAAGTACGTTTAAAGTTTGAGCCAACGGCTTACGATGTTAAATTTAACGAGCCACAAATAAGAGTAACTGAAAATATAAAAATAGAGCCACAGAAAGAAATAACAGAAAAAGGCAAAAAGTTTCAACAGCTTTCAGAAATACAATCAGTTGATAGAAGTAAGATAATATCAATGCCAAGTGCTTTTAAAGAATTGGATAAAAGAATAATCGGTTTTAACAAAGGAGAGGTTACTGTATGGAGCGGTAAAAATGGGTCTGCAAAAAGTACAATTATTAATCAAATAATGCTTAATGGAGTTCAAAGAGGTTTTAAATTTGTTGTTTTTTCAGGAGAGTTAACAGGGTACAGGATGAAGAATTGGATTGATTTACAAGCAGCAGGACGGCAATTTAATGAAGAAACAAGATTTGAGGGTGTATATCAAACGCCTAAAAAATACGCTGATAAAATAAATAAGTGGTTGGATGGTAAGTTGTGGGTTTACAATAATGATTACGGAAATAAGTTCGAGCAGTTGATTATTGATATTGAAGAGATAATTAGCAAACAAGATATTGATTCAGTTATTATTGACAACCTAATGGCATTAGATATTTTTAGTTTAGATGGTTTCAAAAATGATAAGCAAACGGCTTTTATAAATAAAATAAGTAAATTTGCTAAGGATAAAAATGTTCATATACACATAATTGCACACCCTCGTAAAAATGTTGGGTTTTTAAGAAAAGATGATATTTCAGGAACGGCAGATTTAACAAATGCAGTAGATAATGTTATAATTTGTCATAGGAATAATTTAGACTTTCAAAAATCGGCTTCTGAATTTTTCTCTAAAGAAATGGTTTATTATTTGAGTAAATTCACAAACATTATAGAAGTTTGTAAGAATAGAGATTTAGGAGTTGAAGACCATTTAGTTGGCTTGTATTATGAAAAAGAAAGCAAAAGGCTTTTAAATGAGCCTTACGATAATTATAATTATAATTGGCAAGATGAAGAAGTTAAGCAAGAAATTCAATCACAAATGCAGCCAAACAAAGAATTTGACAAATTAGAACAAGAAGAAATTGAAGAACTTTATTTGGAAAAAGATAATTTTCCTTTTTAACGGTTTGGAAAGTAAATAAATTAAAACTAAAAAAATGATAACAGCAGAAGAATTTTTCAGAAACAAAATTAAAGAGTTATACCCACATAAAGAGATAGTAACATTAAGTAAAGAATTAATAACAGCAGAGCAAGGGCTTCGTTGGGCAAACGAATTTAAGCAATTGCATTTATACAGTGTTAGCAATAGTATTGCTATTGAATACGCTGAATTTTGTGTAATGTGTGACCGCAAAAAATTGCCGTTACTTTGTTTAGATGACTACATAAAGCAATATTGTTGCTAACTCGTTTACAAAACGCAATAAAACATAGTAATAATGAAAATAGAAGAACAGACAATTCAACAAACGATAGTAAGCTTGACATCATGAGATTAAACATAAAACCATTATCTGTAAATCAAGCGTTTAAAGGTCGTAGATTTAAAACTAAAGAATATGACATCTTTATTAAAGCAGTTTTGTTTATGCTTCCTAATACATTAAAAATTGATAACAAAAGCCATTTAAAGCTGTTTATTACATTTGGATATAGTTCAAGAGGTAGTGATTTAGATAATGGCTTAAAAACCTTCATAGATTGTTTAGTAAAAAAGTACGGATTTGACGATAGAAATATTTATGAGATTATGGCTAAAAAAGAAATCACCAAAAAAGGAAGTGAATTTATTGAATTTAAAATAGAAGAAATAACAAACAAAAAATAAATCAATGGTAAAAACACTAAAAGAAATAACCGACAATCTAATTTCTGCAATAGACACTTACGAGAGTTTGCCTTTAGATGACACACATACACTAAGCGAAATACTTCGTATATTAGATGTTAATTTAGCTCACTTAGTATTTGTACGTGATGAATATTATAAGGCTTACCAAAGCGTTTATTTTCAATCTAAAGGTAATTCAAGTGCTGCAAAAGAAAAAGAAGCACAAATGAAAGTTCCTGAATTAGATTTTGTAAGAAAAATACTAATGGTTTACGGAAATGTTCAATCGAGCGTCCGCAGTCAAATATCATTAAGAAAAAAACAAGTTTAATCAAATTGAAAAAATGAGTGAATTTTTATAACAACCATTTTGTTATCCCCAACGGATACGGGTATGGTTTAGTTTTTTAATCGATTTTGAAACACTTAAATTAAAATATATGACAGCAAACGAATGGCTTGGAGTAATGAAACAAGCAAGTGATTTTCCAGAAGGAATGGAAAAACTGATACTTAAATATGGCGAAATGCTTATTGCAGAACACGAAGGTAAGGTTAAAAAATTAACTATACCCGATGTTATAGGTTCGGTTTGCCGTTGCAAAAGGTGTAATTGTGAAATAAAGAATGATGTTGGAGATGGTCTTTGTGATGAATGTTGGTCGGCAAACTGACCTATAACGTATGGTGCTA